CAGTGAAATATATGCTTACTCTTTTAGATATTTCTAATGATGAAATCGATGAAATGTGGCGCTATGCAATGACACTTTAAAGTAGGGGATTAAGTTCATTTGTATATAACTGATATACAAACCTTACAACATGACTTAAAAACTTCAATTTGTAAGCCTGTGATCTGAAAACTAACCAGATTACAGGCTATTTTTATGGCTCAAGATTATCACCATGGTGTCCGAGTTTTAGAACTCAATGATGGCACCAGACCAATACGAACAGTATCAAGTTCCGTCGTTGGTATGGTATGTACTGCATCCGATGCAGATGCAACCAAATTTCCTTTAAATACACCCGTATTACTTACAAATGTTCAAGCTGCTTTAGACAAAGCAGGGGATCAGGGAACATTAGCACGCTCACTTCAAGCGATTGCTGATCAAACTAATCCTGCCACCGTAGTTGTACGTGTAGAACAGAAAGCTGATGCTGCAGAACAAACGTCCGCAATCATTGGCGGTTCAGTCAACGGTAAATATACGGGTATGAACGCCTTGCTTGCAGCTGAAGCACAGCTAGGCGTAAAACCACGAATTTTAGGTATTCCCGGTCTTGATACCTCTCCAGTATCCGTTGCATTAATCGCTTTGGCTCAAAAGCTACGTGGGTTCGCTTATGTCTCTGCAAATGGCTGTGAAACCAAAGAAGAAGCTCAAGCATACCGCCAAACTTTTGGTGCACGTGAAGCGATGGTGCTATGGCCAGACTTTCTTGGCTTTGATACTGCGACAAATTCTTTATCAACTTTTGATGCAACTGCTCGAGCACTTGGCTTACGTGCAAAAATTGATAATGAAACAGGTTGGCATAAAACACTGTCTAACGTTGCAGTTAATGGTGTGACAGGCATTAGTAAAGATGTCTATTGGCAGTTGC